GATAGAAATTGAAAAAGAGACTGAAGGTGGTGGAGAAGAAGACCAATTTGAATCAAAGAAACCAAAGGGTAAAATGTTATGAGCAAAGAAATGATTGACGCACTTGCAAATGGTGATAACCTAAGTGCAGAAAACGAATTCAAGAACGCAATCTCACAAAAAGTAGGTGCTAGTCTTGAAATAAAAAGACAAGAAGTTGCTGGTACTATGGTAACGCAACATATTCCAGAAGTAGAGGAAGATGAAGAGGTTTCATGAATTAGTATCCTCACTCCCAGAGAGTGATGAGCATAAGAAATCAAAGGAATACAAAAAACTGTCTCCTAAGATGAGGGAGGCAGTTGATATGATATTCCAAAAAATGGATGCGAAACCTTCAGATTTCCTAAATACTTTTGAGAAAACTATAAAAGACTCCGCAAAGAAATTCAGAGTGAAAGAAAAAGACCTCATGGGTTACTTTGAGAGAGAAATGTTAGGAATGTAAAAATGGCAAAATTAAAGTTATTAGGTGCGGCCGCAAACGCTGGAACAAACGCTGCTGGTGGTGCTCATTTTGACGGTGCAACTGTAGTGTATTGTCTTAACACAAACGCAGCTGCACAATTAGTCACAGTATGCAATGCATCAAACACCACACAAGGTTCATTCCATTTAGGTGCTGGTGCAAGTCAACAGGTAATCAAAAAACCTACTGATAAAGTATTTGCTGCGTCTGCTGATGTAAAACTTACACCTGTGGCACATCACGCATAAGGGGATTATGATGACAGTCAAACTTATTACAGAACAAGTACAAGACGTAGAAATCCTCAAAGAAGAGGACGAAAAGTCTGGTAAAAAGAACTACAAATTGAAGGGTATCTTTCTACAGGGAGATATCAAAAACCGTAACGGTAGAATTTATCCTGTTGAGGTTTTAGAAAAAGAAGTAGACCGATACAACAAAGAGTTCATCGCCGAGAATCGTGGTTATGGTGAACTTGGACATCCAGAAGGCCCGACTGTCAATCTGGAAAGAGTATCGCACATGGTTACATCTCTCAAAAGAGATGGTAAAAACTTCGTTGGTGAGGCAAAAGTTATGTCAACACCAATGGGTAAAATTGTAGAAAATATTATGGACGATGGTGGTAAACTCGCAGTCTCATCAAGAGGCATGGGTAGTTTGCAACAAAAGAATGGTGCAAACTATGTAAACAAAGATTTCTACTTGGCAACCGCTGCCGATATTGTTGCAGACCCATCTGCACCTCAAGCCTTTGTACAAGGTATTATGGAAGGTAAAGAATGGATTTGGAACAATGGAATACTTAAAGAAGTAGACGTTGCGGAAATCCAAGAGGATATTGAACGTGGAGTACGTTCAAGAAATGCGAAATACCAAGCATTGGCCTTCGCAAAATTTCTCAAAAAACTGTAATTGTATAAATATAGTATAATGAGATTAACATTAAGGAGAACTCCCAAATGTCAGAACTAGATAAGACAATTGAGGAATTGGAAGCTGAAGTTACTGCGGAACTTGAAGAAGCTGCAGACGCACCGAAAAAAGGTGCAGTTGCTGCTGAAAAAGGTGACAAAGTAGACGGTGATATGGAAGACCTTGGTGCTCCAGTGGTTAAGGGTGATGAGAAAAAGGGCCCTGATGCTGCTAAGAACGTCAAGAAAGATACTACTATTCCTACTGCCGTCAAAGGTGACGAAGCACCCCAAAAACTCAAAGAAGAAGACGAGTCGGACTCAGACGATGAGGATGAGGACGATAAGGAAGAAATGGACGAAATGGACAAGGAAGAACCAAAGAAAGAAAAACTTTATGGTACTAAAATGGCCGCCATGGATGCGTTAGGTAAATTACCTGCTGATAAAATCAAGGAAATTGCTGCTGCACATTGCCCAAGTCATAAAGGAGAGAGTGTGGAAATCCCACAGTCTTTGGACATTGACTCCGTTGACGTAACAGATGACGTAAACGCTCTGGTAGAAGGTGAAGACCTTTCAGAAGAGTTTACTGCAAAAGCGACTACAATCTTTGAAGCTGCTGTAAAGTCTAAACTGCGTGGTGAAGTCGAAAGACTTGAAATGGAGAAGACACAAGAAGTTGCAGAAGAGGTAGAGTCGTTCAAAAATGAACTGACTGAAAAAGTCGATTCTTACCTTGACTATGTTGTTAAAGAGTGGATGCAAGAAAACGAACTCGCTATTGATAGAGGGTTAAAAGGTGAAATTGCAGAAGACTTTATCACAGGATTGAAGGCACTCTTTGAAGAACATTACATTGATGTTCCAGATGAGAAGTATGATATCCTTGAGGGTCAAGCTCAGAAGATTGAAGACCTTGAGTCCAAACTCAATGAAACAATCGAAAAGATGACTGAAATGAATAAAGAGAAATCTTCTCTTGTTCGTGAACAGGTAATCGCAAAAGTTTCAACAGACCTCGCTGAGACTGAAAAGGAAAAGTTTGAGGGTTTAGTTGAAGATGTTGAGTTCACAGGTGAAGAAGACTTCACTGAAAAACTTAACACCTTGAAGGAAAATTATTTTCCTAAGTCGGTTGCTACCCAAACCCTTGAGGAAGAAGTAGAAACTGATAACCAAGAAGTTGACGTTAGTGGCGCTATGGCTGCGTATATGTCCGCTATCCAAAAGTCGAAACCCTATGGGGCGGAAGCTTTCAACATTGTGAAAAAGTAACTTTTAATAAATAATAGTAATATAGAAAACATAGGAGAGAACTAAGATGTTCAATTCAGAAAACTTACAAGAAAAGTGGCAGCCAGTCCTTCAGCACCCAGATTTGCCTGAGATTGCTGATAACTATAAGCGTGCCGTCACTTCTGTTATCTTGGAAAACCAAGAAAAAGCACTTAAAGAAGATGCTGCTTTCCTTTCGGAAGCCGCACCTGCTAATAATACTGCCGTTGCATCGAACTGGGATCCAATTTTGATTTCACTCGTTAGACGTGCTATGCCTAACCTCATTGCATATGATATCTGTGCGGTTCAGCCAATGACTGGCCCTACAGGTCTTATCTTCGCAATGAAATCAAGAATCAATTCTGCTGGTGGTGATGAAACACTATTCAATGAAGTAGATACTGATTTCTCTGGTGCTGGTACTCATGCTGGTACTACCCCTGCCGTACTGAATGATGGTTCGCCTGGAACTTTCACTTCTGGTACTGGTGATACAACTGCTAACATGGAAGCACAGGGTGACTCTGCAAACAACGCTTTCGCTCAAATGGCATTCACCATTGAGAAGGCGACTGTTACTGCAAAGACACGTGCCCTTAAAGCAGAATACACTATGGAACTTGCACAAGACCTTAAAGCAATTCACGGTCTTGACGCAGAAACAGAACTGTCTAACATTCTGTCTTCCGAAATCCTTGCTGAAATCAACAGAGAAGTTGTAAGGTCTATCTACAAGGCTGCTAAGCCTGGTGCTCAGACTGATACTACTAACTCTGGTATCTTCGACATGGACACTGACTCAAATGGTCGTTGGTCTGTTGAGAAGTTCAAGGGTCTGATGTTCCAAGTTGAGAGAGATGCAAACGTAATCGCTCAACAAACTCGTAGAGGTAAAGGTAACCTTATCATCTGTTCTTCAGACGTTGCGTCTGCATTGCAAATGGCTGGTGTACTTGATTACACTCCTGCTCTTAACAACAACCTTCAAGTCGATGACGCTGGTAACACCTTCGCTGGTACTTTGAATGGTCGTTACAGAGTATACATTGACCCATACATGGCAAACGCTGCTGCAAAACAGTACTTTGTTGTGGGTTACAAAGGTTCTTCACCTTACGATGCTGGTGTCTTCTACTGCCCATACGTTCCGCTTCAAATGGTTCGTGCAGTTGGTGAGAACACATTCCAGCCTAAGATTGGTTTCAAAACAAGATACGGTCTTGCACAGAACCCATTCTCAACTTCTGACGCTACTGACGTTACACTTGGTTCAAATGATAACGTCTACTATCGTAGAGTTCAAGTCGTCAACCTTATGTAATAATAAGAGTTGGGCTAACCAACCTATCAAGGGGGAAACTTCGGTTTCCCCTTTTTCTTTTCTGTATAAATAGTTGTATGGTACAGACAAACGCACTCAGAAGACAACCAACTGAATTAGACTACGCAGACCCAAGTAAGTTTAAGTTTCAGATAGAAAAATTACCGTTAGTAGAATTCTTTACTACTGCGGCAAACTTGCCAGGCATTAATCTTGGTGAGGCAATATTCCCAACACCATTCAAACAAATTCCTATCATGGGTGATGAACTCACATATGAAAATCTTGAGATTTCATTTCTCGTAGATGAGAAACTTGCAAACTATCAAGAGATTCATGGATGGTTGACAGGTATTGGTTTTCCACAGGGAAGAACACAATATTCAGATTTAAAATCACAAGGTGGACAAACAGCACCATCTACTGGTAAACAAGTAGGACACGAAAGTGTTACTGGAATGTTCTCTGATGCAACACTTACAATCATGTCTGCAAAGAACAATCCAATTGTAGAAGTAAGATTTGAGGACGTATATCCTGTTGCGTTGAGTGGTCTTGCATATAATCAACAGGAAGGTGATATTAATTATTTGACAGCAAACGTGACGTTCTCATATAAGATTTACACGTTACATACATTATAAATAGATTAGGATGAGGTTCAAAACCCTTGAACACCTATCATAGACCTAAACGGTTAATATATCTAACGCAAGGAAGATATGCAATCTCATCCCCTTGATTTGAAG